TGTTTAGTAGTCAGATCAGATAGCCAACCTTTGTTAGCAATAGGAAATACTAAACAATAGTAAGCATGATCCTCAATTTGAAAACAAAACCCGATAGCATCTGTAAGCGTGGCATAATTTTTAAATTCAGATACAATACGCGGTGTAGAAATTTCAGTTAGATCGTAACCTTGACCTTGGACAACTGTACCATTTCCCTGTTGATCCTGCATAATAAAAAAAACTAAAACATCCATATTAGCTATCGAATATTGAGCAGCACAACCATGATTAATATAAACTCCCTGCTGCTCTTGAAAGAAAAAATCAGCCGCGCCAGTACCAATCCAGATTTCAGTAGTTAAAGCTCCTATTAGCCAAAGTTCACGATGAACAGATGCCAAGCCTACAATTGGATCATTAAAACCTGATTTGGCCGCGATGTCCAATGGATCAAATGCGCTTGCCATCGTCGCAACTGTCCAAGTAAATCCCGCTCCTGTCCCTCCAATTGACGCTGCATTAGCAGAAAGAACATCACCAGCAATATATCCTTGCCCCGGATTTTCTAATGTAACAACAGTTACAACATTACCAACAACCGTAATATCTGCTGTTGCTCCTGTACCCGTTCCACCAGTCAAAGCTACATTATTATAAACACCATCTGTATAAGCCGCTCCTGCTGCACTTATAGCGCCAGAGCTAATTGCACTGTTAGTAAGCATTCCATAATTAGCATTAGAAGCAGATATAAAAAACTGGTTTGTTAACGGTCTATTAAAAATAAAAAACGTATCTAATAAAACAACATAATCAGCACCATAAAAATTAGGATCAGTAATAGCCGCCATTTTATTGTTAGTTAGGTCTATTACATAACCATTTATACCATCAACTAAAACAGCAACCAAACCATTATCGGTAAAATAAACTTGGCTTTGTCTATCTGCAATTACTCCTATCAGTGTTAAACTATGATCAGCCGCCAAAAAATAAACATTTTGACCGACTACATAATAAGCTGTTCCTAAACTTGTTCTATAAGTTGCTCTAGCTTTCTTAGCAAAATTAGGATCAGCAAATAAAACCGTACCAGCCGTAGGATAGTAAGTTGTCTTAGATGGGGCTTGCGGATCAAGCGAAGCGTTTATTTCAGCATATAGATTAACGCATTCTTGACCTGAAGCAATTACACTTCTACCGGCATAAGGAGTACTTATTAATTCAACTCTAGGCATTCATCACCTAGCATCAGCATTAAAGATATAGAAACCGCCATTATTATTACTAAATCTCAACGAACTTGGCATTTCCAATGTGGGTACTTGTGTATTAGCATTCTTGATTGTATTTAAAGCTATGATAGCTAGCTTTCCTTGCACCTGATTAGGCGGATATTGGTACATGCTAGTAAGTCTAACACATAGATTATAATGAATAGCTTCCTCATATTCAGCAGGCATGTTAAAGTCAGCATCTAGATTATCCGTAACTTCTGTTACATTATAAATAAATCCAGTGCCAGCCGCACCCATCAATGTTGTATCTAAAGTGAGGTTATCATTAATTTTATAGCCTTCCCCCGGATCATGAATAACTATATTAGTTACTATCCCAAATGCGACCGTAACATCAGCCGTACCACCAGAACCAAAACCACTTAAATTTATAAATGGAATGTCTAAGTAATTACCATCTACATAGCCCACACCACCAGCTTTAATCTCGCCAGCCTCTAGCTCAATTGTAAAGCCAATAGGGCCTTTAACAATTAGATGAATTTCAAAATCTGATGTAGGAATAGGCCAAATGAAAACGTTTCCATTTGGAAAAGCAGCATCATAAAAGAAATATTGCGGCCAGCTATTCAATTCTTTTAAAGCTATGCGAGCATAGTTCTCATAGCTCCAAATAGGAATAAGCGGATAGCTAACCTGATTACTTCCGCCGCCAGCACCATTTAATTGTTTAAAATAAGCAGCCTGTATCTTATCTGGCCTGAGTGAATTATAATATTGGCCGGGACCGATTAAATTAGACTTGGCGCTATTTCCAACAGCCGAAACGTCGATAAGATTTGGTACAAGCCATCGGCGTTTCTGCCATTGTGAAAGCATTCTATTCAACAGCACAAAGGCATCATTCAAATCTTCAGGCAACGGCGTTTGACCGACGCCTAACACGCCAGCTTCTTTTAATGCCAATGTTATAAAGTCTCTAGCTGTTGCCACTTAGTTACCAACCGCTTTTTTTAGCAGGCTTTTCCGCTGCTATGGCTGCATCAATTTCTTCTTTACTGCTCTTGGATACATAACCAGCAGGAGGATATTTGCTAGCTTTGTAACCAGCAGCTACCCATGCTTCAATTGTTGGGCCATCTTGCTTGAGCGCAGTTTCTTCTTTTGGTGCTGTTAATTCAGCTTCCTCTTTAGGATTATTAACGATGATATCTTTACCCTGTACATCCTTTACCCATTTAGGATAATGAGTATGACCAAATTCATTACCAATATTAGGGTCTTTACCGAAACCGGGATGTGGATTAGAGACACTATGCTTGCCAAATTCTACAGGTTTGCCATCGCCAACTACTTTATCTGCTGATAATTCTAAGTCATTAGGTTCTGGAAATTGAGCTTGAGCCATTTTAAGTTTCCTATTTTTACTGTTGACAAACTTAATTTAAACGTATATGATTGATTTACTAACACAATGGAGGAATGAAGAATGTCTAAACTTGAACGTATCTACCATGGCAATAAGGTTGTACCAGCTAACGAATTATTAAAATGGTGCATGACCAATGGTATTACTGTTCATTTTCACGCTCCCAATCCACATAAAGATAAATCTACTGCCAGTGCTTATATAAATCTTGGAACAACCCAGCGAGAGGATAAGTTTCTTCCTATATTAAAGGCTATGGGATGGAAACATTACCATTACCCGCCATCGCATAGTATTTATAAAAGCGTAGGCTTTGAAGAACTAACATTTTGAAATTAAGGGGTAGATTTTAGTCTACCCCTTAATTTTAATTATTAAACCCTATCGGCAACCACGCAAAGCCATTCCGGGCGGATGTAGCGGAAACCAAATAGCACGTCAACGCGCGTAGCCAACTGATCAGTTAACGGCAGATAGTCAGTCAGAACACGCATTGCGATACCATCGTAATTAGCGCGAGCCGCTTCCTCAACTGCTTTCTTTGGCATAACCAAATCAGCAGTAGCCATTGTTACAGCCTTTTGCGTATAAGCAAGAGACTTGCGATAGACAGAACCGGCAGGAGTTACGAGCTTCATTGCAGCGCCATTAATAGGCGATGCATCAACAGTCTGATACTGTACATCAGGACCACCAGCAACGCCGGTAGCTGAAGGGATCAAACCAGGATAAATGTTAACCACCGTTCCATTAGTAGCAACATCAGCCGTGACAACAAACTGGCGCAAAGTACCAAGACTTTGCTTGGTAACGCGGTTAACAGCATTAACACCATCAAAAGTAATAATGTCACCTTTCTTTAAGGTGCCAGTGATGGCATTAACATTAATGGGACCACCACCAGTACCAGTAGTTTGACCGCCAAGATTGACAGTACCGCCAGCGGAAAAAGTACCAGTAGTATGAGTAATAACAGTTTGATCGCGGAACCAACGGGCATAACCAAGTCCTGACTTCATTTTGCCGCTGCGGAATTGAGCGGAAATTTCAGGAGTAGGATTAAGCAAGCCCTGAAGCGCAGTAGTGGTACGCGCATCAGTCTTAGGCGAATTGACAATACGTCTATCCATATCGTCTGCTCCCTGATCATCAAGGATAGCATTAGCATCCAAGAATTGATCAGCAGTAGGCGAAATAATATTTCCAGCCCCATCAGTATTTGCGGTAAGGTTGCAAACACCACCTTCGGAACCGCTCATAATAGTAGCAGCAACCTTGCCGCAAAGATTATTGACCATCGGAGCCATAACAAGCTCTGAATAGCGGTCAATACTCATAGTACGTTCTGCGGTCGTATATGGCGTTGCAACGTTTTTCTGTGACGAAACAGTTAAAGTAGTAAACTGTTGCGTATTGTCCTGAAGCTGCATTGCAGGCCCATCATTAACAACAAAGTCAGACGGCAGACGAATACGCAAGGTATCGCCAATCTTTGCACCGTCGATAGCAAACTGATCATCATATTGAGTATCCATGTTCATGATGAAAAGATTGCTGTTCTTAAACAGCATTACTGCTTCAGCAGTAATCATATCAATGGTTAGATAGGTATTAGCCATGACTTAAAAATCTCCCGCGCTCTTGGCGCATTAAAATTCTGATGATGAAATGTCTGTTGCTCGTGACAGACTATTTGCGAGCCATCAGGGCCATTGACCGGACCAAGGCGGGAGTAGGCTAAGTACAGGGCCTATAAGCGGACCAAGGCGCTATATGCTGTAAGGGTTAACCAAAGAAAACAGATTTGTAAATAGGGAGTGTGGGAAAACTTTTAAAATTTCCCCACACATTTTAGTCTGTTCAATATCCTCTTACCTTCTTTAATTCTTCACGTTGCCTTACACGTTTTGCAACGTATTTATTCATGTCCTTAGTATCAGCTTCAGTGATTTGCAATGATTGAACATTTCTACCATTAA